CGGGGGATTACACAAATAATTCTGAGATTCCTTTTCGATTTCTTCCATGTCTTGTAGCGGGATTAGCTTATTACATATCTATGAAAAAAGCGCCAGAAAGAATGCAAGCATTGAAACTTTTGTATGAAGATGAATTCAAAAGAGCAGCAGATGAAGATGGTTCAAGAACAAGTGTATATCTTACTCCTTCAACATACTATCCAAGTGGTGGAGGTTACTAATGCCAAAATATGCTTCAGGTAGATTTGCTAAAAGAATTTCAGATAGATCAGGTTTAGCTTTTCCGTACAACGAAATGGTAAAAGAATGGAATGGTTCTACCGTTCACGTAAGTGAATTTGAACCAAAACATCCACAATTAGATCCAAGATATCATCCTACCGACCCACAGTCGTTACAAAATGCAAAACCACAGATCATAAGTGCAACAGTTGATTTAGGTATAAATATGATAGCAAGAAATATATTTGGTGCAAAAAAACAAACAGTAACTCAATTTAATCCTATACCTGCACCTGGTGCTTTTGAAACAGTAATTGTAAATACTATGCAACCAGAACAGGATAACAAAGAAGTAAGATTACATAGTTTTCTTGGTAAGGTAGAAGTAAATATATCATGACAACTTTTGCAGAATTACAAACTCAAATAAGAGATTATACAGAAACATCCTCTGATGTATTAACAGATGTAATTGTAAATGATTTTATTGAACATGCAGAAAAAAGGATTTTTAGAGAAATTGATTTAGATATATTTAGATCTTACCAATTTGCTACTCTTACATCTGGTAATCCGTTTGTTTCGCTTCCTGGTGCCAACACAGGACAATTAGCTTTTGTTAGATCAGCACAAATTTATACTCCAGGTGGGAGTCCTGTAAGAGAATATTTACTGCAAAAAGACATTACATTTATGAATGAATATTGGCCAAATAGAGATTCTACGGAAAAACCAAAATACTATGCAATGTGGGATCAAGACACAATATATCTTGCGCCTACGCCAAATTCTGCTTATAATATTGAATTAGCTTTGAACAAGCAAGAAACAGGGTTGTCATCATCCAACACAGAAACTTGGGTGAGCACAAACGCCCCTAAAATCTTACTTTATGCTACACTTTGTGAAGCATTTAGATTTTTAAAAGGGCCTGACAACATGCTTCAATA